GTGAATTTGAAGATTCTTTTGAGAAATTTCTTAACTCATCAGAACCTGCAAGTAAGCTAAAGGCTAAACTTCCTCGATTTATACCCTCACGTAGTTTAATATCACGTATTCGATCCGGTCCAAACGGACAAGCAGTTATTACTAGTCATTACGATGCAGTTGCAATATCTCAAGATAAGTGGTTACATCAAGCCATTGGTCAATATAACATGATGCTTTCGCAAGGTCATATTAACGATTCAATGAACATGTGTATCCGTGAATCTCAAAGTATTGTTCCTGACAAAGTATACACTGGTAAAATAACTGTTATATCCGAGCGAGCAGGAAAGTCACGTGTATTTGCTACGGGAGACTATTGGTCTCAGAACACGTTACAAAGTTTGCATGACTGGTTAATGAAAATATTAAAATCACTACCGACTGATGCGACTTATGATCAAACCGCAGGATTCAATAGAATCTTGAAGGTGAAGACAAGTTACATGGCCAGTTTTGATATTTCTAAATTCACTGACCGAGTCCCGCTTACTTTACAACGGATTATGCTGGCACATTATCTTCACCCTGACTTGGCTCAGTTATGACAAACAATTGTTTCGGAACGAAAATTTCGCGATCCATACAATGATGATATGGTTGAGTGAGCAGTAGGTCAACCACTTGGACTATTGTCCTCATGGGCAACCTGTACTCTACTTCACCACCATCTTGTGTGGTTAGCGGCATTTGAATTCTTTGGCGATCACCGGTCATTTACTGATTACCAAATGTTAGGTGATGATCTTGTAATCTGACATAAAGGTGTAGCCCTAGTATACACACGGATACTGGAACGGCTAGGTATAGAGATAAATATGACGAAAAGTAAACTTTATGAAAGTTCAGAAAGAAAACCAATCTTCGAGTTCGCTAAACGCCTTGGCGTTAACGGAAACGAAATAACTGGTATTCCTTATGATCTTCTTAAAGTAAGCTCTTCATCTATTTATAGCTATGTCGATTTGGTAATTCACCTCTTCGAAACCTCGCTTTTCACAGACCACAGTATATTAGAATATCCCACATACTTAAACCCTCAAGGAGTTCAGTACTTACAAATTCTTCTTTGGGAAAAGGGATATGGGTGCCCCGCTTGGCTTTTAGACCGATTGGGTAACACTTTAGATACCCCACTACTTAACGCGCTTCGAACCGAGGTTGCGAAGGTACGTATAGCAGGTTTCCAAGAACTTATAGGGAAACTTGATGAACTATGCTACTCAAGCAATTTAGAGCAGGAGCTGACCAAGTCGGGGGTCGCGTTTACTGAAACGCTGATTGGGCACGGTAATGAAGCGTACCATCCTATAATCCACAGCCTTAACGCTGTCGGTATGGAAATGTATG